GATATGGCTGCTCGCGCAGTTCATAACGGTATCAGCTTGCGCGTTGTTCGTCAGTACGACATCAACAACGACCGTATGCCTTGCCGTATTGACGTACTGTATGGCTTCAGCACTATTCGTCCACAGATGGCTTGTCGCATCTGGGGTTGATCAAAAACTTTTTTGAAGGAAAATTATCATGGCATTACCTAACGGCGCAGGCGGTTACCAACTTGGTGACGGCAATTTAACTGAAGCAGTGATGGGCGTTCAGACCATCCCTGCTACATTGACTGGTGACACCACATTGACTGCGGCTCAAGTTGCAGTTGGTTTGGTTGTTTGTAAAAAAGCATCGGACGCTACATTGACAGTGACTCTGCCTACAGCAGCGTTGCTTGATGCAGCAGTTCCAAGCGCAAAAATTGGCTCGTCTTTTGACTTGACAATTTGCAACGACAACAACACTGGTTCATCCTCTACAGTCCCTGTCACCACAGGCACTGGTATCACTGTTGTTGGTTCAGTCACTGTCCCACGTTTCGGTGCGCACACATACCGTTTCGTGAAGACTGGCGACGCAACCTACTCGGCGTTTTTGATGTAATTAATGGGGGCTTCGGCCCCTATTTTTTAAAGGAACATAATCATGCCAAATACAAAAGCTGTAGGCGTCGCGTTTGAAGACGCGCAACTTGACGGCGCAATCATGGGCAAAGCTGGTGGAACTGCGGGTTTCTACGGAACCACGCCAGTCACGCAAGCTGCGGCCATTACTGCGGTTACCAACACTGCTTCGGGGACTGAGCTGGCTACCGCCATCAATGCTCTTCGTGTTGCGTTGAAAAACATTGGCATCACTGCCTAAACCCAAGGGGCCTAAACAGCCCCTTCTTTATATGCAAATTTATCTTCAACACCCCGTTCATGGCCGCAAAATAGCTTACATGGAGCTAGAGGCTGAATTTGATGAAAGAAATGGCTGGACAAGGTATACTTTGAACACGCCTGTTATTGAAGAGGCGGCTCCTGTCGCAAACGAACTGGAAGTTAAACGTCGTCGTGGCCGACCCAGTTTAGAGGCGGCAGAACAAGGAGCGTAACATGGCCATTTACACCGCTGGCGATCAGATCAATAGAGCATTGAGATTGCTCGGCGTATTGGCTGAAGGTGAAACACCTTCCGCATCTGTGTCCCAAGACGCCCTGATGGCGCTAAACCAGATGATTGACTCTTGGAATACCGAGCGTCTTTCTGTATTCTGTACCCAAGACCAAATATTTACTTGGCCTGCTGGCGAAATTAAACGCACACTAGGCCCATCGGGTAACTTTGCTGGGTTGCGCCCAGTTTTGCTGGACGACGCCACCTACTACCGTGACCCAGGCACCAACGTGTCTTTCGGTATCAAATTCATCAATCAACAACAGTACAACGGCATTGCGGTTAAAACCGTGACGTCTACTTATCCACAGGTCATTTTTGTCAACATGACCTACCCTGATGTTGAGATGTATATCTACCCAAGGCCCACACGGGACTTGGAATGGCACTTTGTATCAGTTCAAGAGCTGACCCAACCTGCTAACTTGGCAACCAACATCTTGTTCCCCCCAGGTTATTTGCGGGCATTTGTCTACAACTTGGCAACAGAATTTGCCCCTGAGTTTGGCGTAGAGCCAAGCCCCCAAGTGCAGCGCATCGCCATGACCAGCAAGCGCAACCTGAAACGCATCAACAATCCTGATGACGTGATGTCAATGCCCTACGCCATTGTGGCCACACGTCAGCGGTTCAACATCTACGCTGGGAACTACTGATGAAGACGCCGATTCTTGGGTCGGCCTATGTTGCTCGCAGTATCAACGCTGCCGACAACCGCATGGTCAATCTGTTCCCAGAGATCATCCCAGAGGGCGGCAAGGAGCCTGGCTTTCTCAACCGTGCCCCTGGCCTCAACTTTTTGCAAACCGTGGGCACAGGCCCAATCCGTGCCTTGTGGGCACACCAGACCAACGGCAGCGACTTCTACGTTGTGTCAGGAAATCAATTTTTCAAATTGACCGGCCTGACCGCCACACCTACGCTGCTTGGCACCGTGTCGGGCACTGGCCCCGTGTCTATCGCCGACAACGGTACGCAGATCTTTTTGGCTTGCAACCCTGACGGCTACATCTACAACGAAGTCACCAACGTATTTGCCCAGATCACTGACCCTGATTTTGCTGGCGCTGTGACGGTGGCCTACCTTGACGGCTACTTTGTCTTCAACCAGCCCAACAGCCAAATCCTTTGGGTGTCGCAGTTGCTGGATGGCACTTCAGTCGATCCACTGGACTTTGCCAGCGCCGAAGGCTCGCCCGACGGCGTGGTGGGCATCATTGCCGACCACCGTGAGCTGTGGGTGTTTGGTACTGATTCGGTTGAAGTCTGGTACAACACGGGCGGCGCTGACTTTCCATTGGAGCGCATCCAAGGCGCGTTTAATGAAATCGGTTGTGTGTCAGCGTACACAATCGCCAAAATGGACAACAGCCTGTTTTGGTTGGGCACTGATGCCCGTGGCCAAGGCATTGTTTACCGCGCCAATGGCTACACTGGTGCGCGTATTTCCACCCACGCCATTGAGTACGCCATTGCCCAGTATGGCAACATCTCAGACGCCATCGCCTACACGTACCAGCAAGAAGGCCATGCTTTCTATGTGCTGACGTTCCCAAGCGGCAACGCCACATGGGTTTACGACGTATCCACTCAGGCTTGGCATGAGCGAGCTGGCTGGGACAACGGCGAGTTTATGCGGCACCGCAGCAATTGCCAGTGCAACTTTGGCGGCAACATCATCGTTGGCGATTTTGAAAACGGCAACATTTACACGTTTGACTTGGATGTGTACGCTGACAACGGCGGCGTCCAAAAGTGGCTGCGGAGCTGGCGGGCGTTGCCAACCGGCCAAAACAACCTCAAGCGCACGACCCACCACAGCTTGCAATTGGACTGCGAAGCAGGCGTTGGCTTAAATTTAGGCCAAGGTTCTGACCCCCAAGTTATGTTGCGCTGGTCGGATGACGGCGGTCACACTTGGTCAAACGAGCATTGGTCACCGCTTGGCAAGATCGGCGCGTATGGCCAGCGAACTTTTTGGCGCAGGCTTGGCATGACGCTCAAGCTGCGCGACCGTGTGTATGAACTCTCTGGCACTGACCCCAACAAAATAGCCATCATGGGGGCTGAATTGATTATTAGCCCGACCAATGCCTGACTATGGCCACCAGTCCAAACGCCACCCAAATCACGCCCCCAAGGGTGTCGCTTATTGACGAGCGCACTGGGGCGGTGTCACGCGAGTGGTATCGGTGGTTTTACAGTCTATACAACATTGTCGGCGGTGGCCTTGGTGTTATTCCAGTCGCCAGCGGCGGCACGGGCCTAAGTACTATCCCTAGCAACGGTCAACTGCTGATTGGTAACGGTACAGGGTATACCCTAAATACATTGGGTGTCGGCGCTGGCCTTTCAGTCACCAACGGCGCTGGCACCATTACGCTGGCCAACACTGGTGTGCTGTCGTTCTCAGGCGGCACAACGGGCCTGACACCAGCAACGGCCACCACGGGCGCTATTACCCTTGCAGGCACCTTAGTCATTGCCAACGGCGGCACAAACGGTTCTGCGACGCCTACGGCTGGCGCAGTGGCCTACGGCACGGGCACGGCGTATGCGTTCACTGCCGCAGGCACTTCAAATTATTTTCTTAAGTCTCAAGCCGCTGGCACTCCAATTTGGAGCAATGATATTGGCGGCTACATTGTTAACGGTTCTGCTCCATATTTGGATTGGAGCAATGGGTCGGCAGTAACTTTGGCTGCGGGTCGTATGTGGTACAACGGCTCTACAGGCTCTTGGAATTTGGGCATGGGTGGTGGCAACATTACCCAGCAAGTTGGCGAAGAAATCTTTGTTTACGGCAAAGCGTCTGCCGCTATTACAGACTCACCCCTCCAAATTATTTACCATACCGGCGTTGTTGGTGCTAGTGGCGTTATTACGTTTGCCCCTACGATTATTGGCATTACAGATAGCAATGCGATTGTTGGTGTAGCTACTGAAAATTTGGCTCTTAACGCCTTTGGACGGGCTACTGTTTTTGGGACAGTGCGTGGAATTACAACTGACGGTAGTGCTTTTGGTGAGACTTGGGCTGACGATGATGTGATCTGGTACAACCCAGTAACAGGCAATCCCACCAAAGTTGAACCTGTTGCACCCTACATCAAAATACAAATTGGCACTGTAATTAACGCAGGGTCTGGTGGGTCTGGGTCTTTTCATGTTGAAATCATCCGTGGTTCTAGGCTTGGTGGCACAGACTCAAACGTGCAGTTTGGTACCTTGGCCAACAACGATTTAATCGCTTACGACACGGGGCTAGGATATTGGAAAAACATCCCCAGCAGCACTTTTGGCACTGGCTCGGTTACCAGCGTGTCGGTTGTCTCAGCCAACGGCTTTGCCGGTACGGTGGCGACGGCCACGACCACACCAGCAATTACCCTAACAACCAGCATTACTGGTGTGCTTAAAGGCAACGGCACGGCTATTTCAGCGGCGGTTGTAAACACCGACTACTTTGCACCGTCTGCGCCGGTCACCAAAACCGCTAACTTTACCGTTGCAGATACTGAAGTTTGGCTGATCAACAATAAGTCTGGTTCGACCTGTACGGTGACTTTGCCCACTGCGTCAAGCTGGACAGGCAGGGTTCTGCGGTTTCAGAACTACCAAATCCAAGCGGTTGTGTCGGCGTCCTCAAACGTGGTGCCCTTGGCCGGTGGGGCGGCGGGCACGTCCATCCTGTTGGCCAGCTCTGGCGACTCGGCAACGCTGGTGTCTGATGGCACAAACTGGTTGATGACACAATACATACCTAACAACATTCTTCTTTTGGAATAATTGATGATCCACCACCATTTCAGCGCAGGTGTGTACGCCAAAGAAACCCGCATCCCAGCAGGGTACGTTTTGGTGCAACACGCCCACAAGCACGACCATCTGTCCATCTTGGCCAGTGGATCTGTTGAGATGGCCGTGGATGGAGTCAAATCGATTGTTGAAGCCCCCGCTTGCTTGGCTATTGCCGCAGGCAAGCATCACGGCATAAAATCGCTCACAGACGTGGTTTGGTACTGCGTACACGCCACCGACTGCACCGATGAAGACGAGATTGATGAAGTGCTGATTGAGCCCAGTAATGTTGAAGAAATGCAAAAATTGGCGTCAAGCCTACAGGAGTAAATTATGCCTTGGTCATTCCTTATCCCCACAGCAATAAGCTTATTTAGCGCCAACAAGCAAGCAAAGGCTGCTACACAGGCCGCAAATATTGCTGGCGCTGCTTCTGATCGCGCAATTGACTTGCAGGAGCGAATGTATGAAGAAGGCGTTACGCGTCAACAGCCATACTACCAAGCAGGTACCAATGCGTTAGCTAGGATGCAAGCGGAATATGCAAATATGCCCGCCGCATTTACCGGCAAGGTCGATCTGGGGCAAGACCCAGGATACGCATTTCGGTTGAAAGAAGGCCAGCAAGCACTTGATCGCCAAGCAGCCGCTCGCGGCGGCTTAATCTCTGGTGGGGCTTTAAAAGCCGCTACACGCTACGGCCAAGAGATGGGTAGCCAAGAATATGGAAACGCATACAACCGAGCATTGACAAAATATAACGCCGATGTAAATCGTGAGGCCACAGGCTACAACCGTCTAGCAGCTATGTCAGGCACAGGTCAAACTGCTGCCAACACAATTGGTACTGCTGGTCAAAACATGGCGACAAATATTGGCAACGCATATATGGGGCAAGGCGTTAACCAAGGCAATGCGTTGCTGGCTGGCGTTAACGCTCGGACGTCTTCTTATGGTGATATTGCCAAACTGTACGGCCAAACAAGCCCTAATTTTGGTAATTTGTTTGGTGGCGGCGTCAACAACCAAACCAGCGGTTACTACTGAACATAAAAGGTCACATCATGGCGCTTAATTTTGGAATTCTACAGCCCGTCAATATTGGTGGCCAGATTTTGGCTGGCCAACAAGAGGCGCAACGCAATCAATTGGCGCAACAGCAACTCAGAACTGGTGAGATGCAGCAAGAAAAAGCGCAGTTGGAATTGACTGACTTTAAAGCCAAACAAGAAGGGCTCGATAAGTTTTTGCAGATGAGCGCGGCCAATGGAAAGACTGGATCGCCAGAAGATCTGGCGTCTAGCTTTTATGACTTTGCGCTAACTCAAAGAGATCCTCAATTGATTATGACCGCGCAAACACTGGCTCAAGCGGCCAAGGAACGTAAAGACTATCTAGCTAGCAGACAACCACCAAAGCTGTCGCCTGTCGCACCCGCGCCTGGCGCTTTAGGTTCTGGCACGTTTGATGTGAACGCACCCATGCCTGCGGCTAATAGATTGGCACCAGCACCTGTCGCGCCTGCTGCGCCTGTCAATCAGTTGGGTGTAGATACGACTGCGTTGGAAAATCGGATTATTGATTTACAAACCAACTATCCAAACGTGCCACAAGCTCAAAAAGAAGCTGAGAGACTCATAAAACAACTAGAAGAAACTCGCAAGCTATATACAGTTGGTGGAAATTTAGTGACTGGCACTGGTAAGCCAATCTTTACTGCACCTGAAAAAGTGACTCCGACTGAAATTAAAAGATTGACAGCAGAGCGTGACGCATTGCCGCCAAATGATCCTAATCGACCACTGTATGACAAAGCAATTGCCAATCTTGGATCTCAAGAACGGCTTGCCCAAGAACGATTGAATTTTGATCGTCAGAAATTTGCATGGGAAAAATCCAATCCAGGCTACACAATTCAGCAAGCCGAAGACGGCTCCATTGTTGGCGTCAACAACCGGACCCTGCAAGCCTTCCCTGTTAGCCTTAATGCAGCTCCACCACCACCCACTGCCCCATTTACTGGCGGGGCTGGTGGCGCACCTGGTGGCGCCGGCAAGCGCGGTGGCGCTGTGGCACCAACCGCAGAGCCAATTATTCAGCCTAGAGGCGAGCCATTAAAAGGCAAGTCTGCTGGGTTGACTGAATCTCAAGGTAATGCTGCCATGTTTGGCAGTGCTATGGCTCAAGCTCAACAAGTGCTTAATCAAGCTGAAAAAGAAGGCACAACAACTGGAGCTGGCACAGTTAATTTGGCTCAAGGAATTGTCAAATATGTGCCGCTGGGGGTTGGCGACAAGTTGGTGAATGACATTTATGCGTTGGCAGTAAATGACCCAACCAAACTATTTGGGCCTGATGTAAATCAACAAAAGGTTGGCCAAGCACAATTGGCCTTTGCAATTGCTTATTTGCGTAAAACCTCTGGCGCGGCCTTTGGACCATCTGAAGTTGCAAATACGATTATGGAATATTTCCCTTCTGTTGGCGAAGATCAAGCAGTTGTAAAACAAAAAGCCGAATCAAGAAAAAGAGCTATTGCAGGCATGAAAATGGGCGCTGGTCGAGAAGGTGCAAAGTTTATTGAGCAATACGAATCACCAGCTGCTGGCAAAGCAGGCTCAAGCGCATCTGATCCTTTGGGTTTGTTCCCTGCTAAACCATAGGCGGTTAAAATGGCAACACTTATTGAATTTCGCCAGCAAAATCCTGAGTACAACACCGTGCCAGATCTTGCATTGGCTGATGCATTGCACCAGAAATTTTATGCAGACAAAATTTCAAAGCCTGATTTTTATAAAAAATTAGGGTTGGTGGGTGCCGATATACCTGGTGCCGAAAAGACCACCACTTTGCCAAAGCCTGAAATGTCGTTGCGCGACCGGATCATGGGCATTGTTGAGACTCCAGCAATTATTGCTGGGAATGTGGGCAGTGCAGTTGCCACTCCATTTATGCGTATGGTGGGTGAAGCCTATGGTGGGTATGGAACACCGCAAGGCAAAGAAGCTGGTGAAGCAGCTGCTCGCACAACCGCAGCACAGTTTTACCAACC